CCGAAGTCTGAATGATGTTTTTGCCAAGACTCCGGTAGTCGTGGCCCAGGCTTATGTTAGATCGGCTTCAGCCCTAAGTGTTTGGGTAAAGAAAAACAAAGATGCAATTGAAACTGTTGTCGCCTTTTCGCAGCAGGCCCTTGGGCTCATTCAGTCCGCCTATAATAATTATTATGCTAATCAAACGGCAAAATTAGATGAGGAGAGCAGAAAAAAGCAAGAGGCGATGGATGCCGACTATGAAAGGCGGAGGGCCGATATTGAAAACTCCACGCTAAGTGAGGCCGAGAAGCAGACGGCCCTTGCCGCGCTTGACAAGGAATATAAGGACCTCAAAGAAGCCGCTGAAAAAGAATACGAAGCCAAGAGAAAGAAGCTCCAGAAGGAGGCGGCCGAAAAGGATAGGGCCGTGGCCATCGTGCAGGCTGTTATCAATACGGCCGTCGCTGTAAGCAAGGCATTGCCCAATCTTATTCTGGTAGCGTTTGCCGCAGCGATGGGTGCGGCACAGGTTGCGATTATAGCCTCTCAGAAAATCCCCCTGGCCAAGGGTGCGATGTTCGATAGGCCAACTCTCTTGGCCGGCGGCCGCTATGAGGTAGGGGAGGCTGGCAAGGAGGCTGCTTTGCCCGTGGAGCCTCTATTGAAAAGGATTGACGCCATGATTTTGAGGGGCCTGGCGCTCAAGGGCAGCGGTCAAGTGCTGGTCCAGGTTTTTATCGGCCAGGAGGAGCTTGATAAACGAATTATCAGGGTTACAAAACGTGAAGGAAGTCTCGGCCGACTTAAACTGGATTCCAAGGTGGTGAGTTAAAATGCCGACAAGATTTATTTATCTCAATCGTTGGCGCGATGGCGTCATCATAGATCACTGCTGCGAACACCCGCAGAACCCGGCTGAGGATAGCCAGATAGATTCCCTGTCCTATTTTTGGCGGACGCGCTACGGGATCGGGAGCGGCAACGGGCTTTTCGTGGTGGACGCGAATAATAAATATATCGACTTCGATGAGGGCGGGGCGGAACTTACGGCTACCCTAACTCTGGGCTCCTATAACGGAGCGTCCCTGGCCACGGAAATAAAAACACAACTTGATGTGGCCGGGGCTTTAACCTATACGGTGACCTATAGTGATAGCACGGCCAAATTTACGATCTCAGCCGTATCGAATTTTACGCTTCGATGGAATACCGGAACGCATAAAACGACGGACATCTCCGCCCTCTGCGGATTCTCAGATGCGGCCGACGATACCGGAGCGGCAACCTACACCTCGGATAATCGCCGGATTCACTGGCCGAAGGCCTTTAAAGATATTGATCTCCTAGTAGCTTGCGAAGCGAATTTCATCGGACTCCTGGGGCACAACATCTCATCCTCAGCCGTGATCAAGCTTTACGGCGCGGATGACACGGCCTTCACGACGAACCTTACGACGGATACTATTACTTGGGCTTCTGGATCAATCTATTTCCCCCTGGCAGCCTCAAGGACTAAGCGCTATTTTCGGCTGAGCATCGAGGACCCCACGAACTCAAGTTCTTATATCCAAGTCTCGACAATTTCCCTGGCCAAGTATTTTGAACCGGCCAGGAACTTCCAGGTCGGCGGCGAGGAAGGACCGGATGACGTGACCGACCTCACCACTACCGACAGCCGGAACCTCTACGGCCAGGAGAAGCCTTCGCTCGACGGCTGGTCGCTACCTTATACCGGACTCAGCGACGCTGAAGCTGTGGAGGTCAAGGCGCTTAATAAGGAGTGCGGACTTCATAAAGCCCTTATCGTTTGTTTTGACTCAACGTCGCCGAACACGACCTCCTACCTCGTGAACCTTACGGAGATGATCAGACCCGTCCGCAATCACATCAATAACTGGTCCTGGACGGCGAATCTCCAAGAGTTTGTCTAATGCCGCTCTCCCCTCCTTCCGGACTGGCCGCAAATCCGACCGGATATAATTCGGTTTCATTGAGCTGGTCAAATGGCGAAGTCTATAATGAGATAAAGGTTTATAGGGATAGTGTCTGGATAGATACTCTTGGGGGGACAGCTACATCCTATAATAACAGCAGCGGACTTCAAGATGGGATTTCCTATACTTATTATGTTAAGGGCTGTCTGGATGAAGAATGGGCCGATTCCAATGAGGCTTCCGTCACGACCCCCCTCATCCCGCCCGATTGTTTACAGGGTAGTTGTGTCTCAAGCACTGAAATTCATTTGGAGTGGAGAGACAACACCGGAAACGAATCAGGATATAAAATATTTAGGGGCGGCAGCTTGGTCCATACTACGGGGCCGAATGTCACGGAATGGAATGATACTGGCCTGACTCCGGCTACCTGGTATTCTTATGACGTCTGCGCCTATAATGGGGCGACTCAGAGTTCGCCTTCAAACGCGATCAATATTTTCACGGACGATCCTCCGGCCGCTCCATCAAACCCTTTGGCCGTAGCCGTAAGCACCTCCCAGATCAATATCGGCTGGCAGGATAATTCGGGAAATGAGACGGGCTTTAAAATTGAGGAAAGCGAAAACGGTACTTCCGGCTGGACCTTGGTCGGGACTGTAGGGGCCAATATCCAGTCCTATCAGCGGACGGGACTCTCCTCAAACACTCTCCGTTATTATCGCATCTATGCCTATAACGACAGCGGGATGTCCGGCTATTCGGCTGTGGTCAACACCCGGACCTTCGCGGCCATCTCCGATCCGACAAATCTTGTGGCTGTGCCCTGGTCCGATACCAAAATAGAACTTACCTTCCAGGATAATTCAGCCGAAGAAGATAATCATTGTATAGAACGGACATTGATTGAGGGAATTGTAATTACGAAAGTTGAAGTTTTCTATCGGCATAAAAAAATAGCCGCCGGAGATTGCTCTATTCGGCCGGTAATAATGGTCGGCGGGATTGCCTATTACGGTGACGCGGTGAATCCGACGCAGGACACATGGGCGACATCGTCCTATTCCTGGACGCAAAATCCAAAGACTAGCGCGGCCTGGTCTGCCGGCGAAGTAAATGGCGTAGGAATATCTGGTCTGCAATATTTCGGCGTGGATTCCCAAGATGCAACGCCAAATCCTTATTGTACGCAGTGTTATCTCAAGGTCACTTACACAATTAATTCGGTGGAATATACAAAAACCAGAGTCCCGACCGGAGAAAATGTTTTTAATTGGACGGGTTATCCAAATACAACGCTGACACAACAGCGATATATAACGGCCTGTTCAGGCGCATGGGGCTGGTCGGGTTATCCAAATGGTGCAAACATTCAATCCAACATAGATGAAATAAATGTGGATGATGCGGATTATATTTATGATAATGATGAAGCGGGGCCGGGCGAATATGGCAACTGGGAGTTCTCGGTTTTCAATATATCGGGCGGGAACACGATCAACGCAATCAGAGTATATTTTAGACATAAAAAAATCGGGACGGGCGCCTGCACTATCATCCCCCGAATATGCGTCGGCGGCACATGGTATCAGGGAACTCCGGTGAATCCGACACAGAATGTTTGGGCTACTTCATATTACGACTGGACGGTAAATCCGAAAACCAGCGCGGCCTGGAACAGGGACGACGTAAACGGGACCGGCGCAAATCCTCTTCAATATTTCGGGGTTAAATCCGGCGATCATGTCTCTGCGCCTTATTGTAGCCAAAACTACATAGAAGTGAATTATACGCCAACAACTACTACCGGTTGGGACAAGGTTGACGAAGCATCGGCCGATGACGATACAACCTATATTTACGCGACGGCGGCGAATTCCTCAATGTTTTCTTATTCCGCGTTTGATGTACCTGCTGGTGCCTCCTGGGTTGAAATCGTGCAGCTTGCACCGAATCAGGATTTTTATCGGGATTCGGGTCTCACGAAAGGCTTGATCTATGCCTATAGAGTTCGGGCCAAGCAAGGGGCTTCTTACTCCGGCTACTCAAATGAAGCCTCGGCCACGACGATCTCCGAGCCCACCGCGCCGACGGGCCTGACCATCTCCGAAATCAAAGACAAATCCATGCGCCTGACCTGGACGCCGACCTCCGGGGAAGTAGGCTATAAGATTGAAAAATCTGTGAACGGCGGAGTGGATTATACCGAAATAGCGAAACTCCCCGTGGCCGGAGTCAGTTATTTCCTGGCCCGAGCTCTGAGCCCGAACACGGAATATTATTTTAAAATCCGGGCTTACAATAATGCCGGGAACTCCTCCTATACTTCGCCGGTCCATGCCACGACCCTGGCCGCCTATGTCCCGACCAGCTTTGATAAGCTCATCCGCAAGCCCATTGCCACGCTTGTTTATCCCATTGAAGCGAATCTCAAGATCACACTCGCCGGATGGACTCTGACTTCCGGCAAAACCTACACCTACGAAGTTGCGGTCGGAGAGCGGGGGATTGATATCGAGGAAGCCTATGCGAACGGCGCGGCTCTGACAAAAAAAACATCCATCGCCGATGTGGAGTCCACGGCCTCAAGCTTCTATTTCGACTTCTACGGCCGGAAATTCTATGTCCATACTTCGGGCGGAGATAGTCCGATCAATTATCTCATCGAGGGCGCCTTTTGGCTTTATTTCACGAACTACTCGCCCGGCGCATCGCCCACGGTTTTCAACGAAAAGAATTATTTGCCGCTCCTCGAAAAGGCTGATATCCCGGACGCCTGCCAGGAAATTTCTCCACTCTTTGAGGGAAATTTCTCCATAGCCTCCGGCTCCATCACAATTAAGAATGTGAAGATTGACGGCGAGTATTACTGGGATAAACGATATGGCCGCTATACTTTCGAGAATAGAAAGGTTCGGGTCCTGGGCGGCGGTCCGGGTTTTGCTTATTCGGATTTTGAGAACATCTTTCCGGCTTTCATAGATAATATTTCAATCTGCGATTTAAGCATTACATTTGATCTCAAGGATTTTCGCGGCGGGCTCGGCCGTGATTTACCTATCAATCACTTTTGGAAGACCGATTATCCGAGTCTCTCGGACAATGACAACGGCAAGGTGATTCCGCTCGGGATAGGGACGCTCACGAATTTTCCGCCGACTCTCATTGACCCCGTAAATCGAAAATACAAGCTCCGGGATGGCCGGATAAAAGCGATCTCATCCGTGACGCAGAACGGCGTGACCCTGACCGCTGGCACGGATTATTATATTGACTATCAGCGGGGAATCATCACCCTGAGCCGGAGCCTGACCTTTGATGCGGCCGATACAATCCTGGTTAATTATGATGGACTCTGCAATCTCGCGGATGAACTCCTTACCAATGGGGCGGACCTTTTTATTTGGATTTGTCAAAATCTTCTCAGCATCAGCCTAGCCGAGCTCGACTTGGACTCGATCTATAAAACAAAATATGACCGGACGGCCGTCCTGGCCAGCCCCTTTCATCGGCAAACGACCTCAGATGAGGTTTTCAGGACGCTTGAGCACTCCTGTCGAGCCTATACTTTCCAGGACAGTCAAGGCCGCCTGGGCTTCAGGACGCTGGATGATACGCCGGACTCGGATGCGATCCACGTTCGCAATTGCGAGATTTCTGATTTCAGCCGGAACCGAGGGAACGAATCGGTAAAAGCTGGAGTCAATGTCTATTATGCGGAAGACCCCCACCTCGAAAATTCCTGGTCCGTAATTCGTGTCGATGATAATCAAGCGA